TTGTAAATTAAACGAACCTGTATAGTATGCGCCATCGTATATGTAAAACAAAAACGAAGCGGTGCTTTGGTATTTAGCGAACACCGATAAGGTATAAGTGCCAGCCGCTTGGGAAGTTGTTTTACTCCAAAAACCCGTACCAATCGTATCAGCGTTTACATATCCATCGGGACTTGCGATAGTGTTTGCAGTTACTACGGATGTCCCACCGCTGCTCGTGTTTAGTTGCTCCGAGTACGTCACTAAATTAGTCCGCTGCGGCTCCAGCAACAAGCGAGGGCAAGTAGACCCCAAATAATCCAAACGGGGTAAACCGCTCACTGGGCCAACTGATACCGCTGCGGTGGTGGTGGCGATGTAGTCGGTTGCTCCGAAGTCGGAAACCTCTAATTGTGCGCCCCAAATTTCAACCGATACTGAAGAATTTATAGGTTCATTTAAACCTCTACGAATACCTATTTCAAAAAAAATAGTTGCGCCTGCCGTAAGTTCAGCAGATTGGAATCTTTGCCACGAAGTTGTCAAATTAGCAGTTGTGTAACTTCCGCCAAGAGCGTGACGAAACATTAGTTGTCCCGTTCCACTTGTTACTTTTGCATAAAAAGAACCCGTATAGGTTCCAGCACCTAATGTTATTGATTGATAAATTATAGATTGGTCAGATGATGTAGTTCCAGCACCACTATTAAAAACAATCGTGTCAGCAGTTAATGTTCCATTTGGTGCAGTTGCATTGTTTGCAGTAACTACTGGAGCACTTCCAGTACCGCCAGCAGCGGTAGTCCAACTCGCATTGTCAAAGGTTTGACTTTGCAGCAAAAGATTAGTCCGCACCTTTTCAATTAGGCCGTCACTCTGCACACGGGTAGCGCTTGAGGCACGGCTGAAGGTTAGGTCGCCAGTACCATCGGTCGGCTTAACCGAGTAAACCTTTTGGTCTTTGTATCCCGAAGGAATCATTACCAGACTTGCGTCATCAAAAAAACTCATATCAATTCAAAATAAATAGTTGGTCAATTAAGCATTCCTCTCCCTCCAATGTTGCTCCGTCATCGGTCATACGCTGAATATACGTATCAAAAATATCATAGTAGGTGTCCTCACCCAAGTCCTGTAAAGCAGCAGTCAAGCAATCAAAGCCCTCAAACGTGCCTCCATCGTTCAGCACACGAGTCTCAAACTGCTCCACAATCTCATTAGCAGGAGCGAAGCACGGAGGGGCTGACTGGTTCTGGATAGACAAAGTAGTCTCGTCCACTTGACCAAACCAAGTAGAGCAGTACACTACTCCCCACGATATAAAATTGCTCACTTCTTTTTGCTTAAAAATACCCGGAGCTTCTGGATGTTGCTCCTTTTGATTCCGTACCTATTCATAAATACCATCCGTGAAATGATTGCCCATCCGTAGGATACATCTCCCCGTTCTGGTTAGCGTAGTACTCCGGAGTAAGGTTCCCGTAAAATGTCAAGTAATTGACCAAACGCCTGCCATAATGCTCTGCCGTGTCTCTCTCCTTCTGGATCAAATACTCCAACTCGCTCTTGTCGATGCTCTCGCTATTCTCGCTTTGCTTCTTGAATACTCCCCCGTTGCTGACCTTATACGTCAAGAACGGAAGCAGCTCCACCATCGTGTAATGCACCAGTACATCCTGCACATAGTCATTCATTAAGGTAAGGTAGTTGCCCGTGAGGGTATTTGCCAGCACATCGTTCTTGAGTTTATCGTACAACGCAGTACCGAGCAACGCTTGGATATGTATGTCCTGCGAGGTCTTGATATACTGCACCATCTGATCACGATCCACGTTACCGGATATAGCGGTACGCTTTACGATATCATCGGGTGAAACAAAGAGAGCGTATGCCATATTTAATAAACCCGATTGCTCGGATATTGCGACTATTTGGGTATCCCTTTACTCTGAGCGTAAGCAGGAGTATAGCCTTGGTAGTCCGAATCGATAGGTGCGATAGCGACCTCCTTTGGGTTCTTAGGCAGCTTGAATCCTTGACGTACCGCTTCGTTTACGTTAATGATAGTCGTGCCACTCAAAGTGCCCCCTCCATAGATCTCGCCATCCTTCGTCAGTTTCTTGCGATATACCCTACGTTCCCAGCGATGGTAGCAGTTAGCCCCACCCTTGTACAACCAAACGCTGTAAGAGGCTCCCTGCGCTTCTGCGCCCCCGTTAGAGCTTAGTTCCTTGATGTCCTCCATCCGATATACTCTCTTAGCAGCGATAAGGCTACGGCAGAGGGTTCTGCTTGGCCCGGAGGGGCTTGCACTTGTACCCTTCGCATAGAAGTAGCGTACCTTGTATCTCTTCGAATCTTGCTCGCTGGGATCCTGCGCTACAAGTTCAGTCCGGGAGTTTAGGTATGCCTCGACATCGTATTCATCTTCCTCGCTATCGACTATCTCAGAATCGACCATATCATAGTCGCTAAGTAGTTCCTCTTCGCTCTCTCCGATATTTTGAAGCTTTGCTACCAGTTCAGCAGCAAGCTCCTCCATCAGAAAAGGGAGGCCATCCCTTCCCCCCTTTTGCGATTTCATCTGTGTAATAACGGCAGAGGAGTTACCCACGAAAAGAGCCTGCGCTACTTGTGGGTCAAATTGTAGCATCTGTACGAGGAACGTGATCGCTTGGTCTTGCGTAAGTATCCCTTCCGTAACGGCTCTCATAATATCCAGAGAGCTGGCAATCTGTGCACCATTGTAGGATGCATCTTTTTTGATAAGATCCTCCGTTGCCTCACTTACATCTGCAACCGGAGCCCCTTCGACCACGACCTCATCGCTTACCTCTTTGACATCAGCAAACTCCGCAGGAGTCAATGTCCTAAAGTATAGGTCGAGGCTTACGTTATTGTAAGCAAGAATCATATCCAAGCCAGCAGCGATCTGCTCCTGCTTCGGGCGGATCACCGTGTTATCTAACAGATTAAAAGCATTCTTAATTTCATCGGCATTGCTACCCAATCCAGCAGTACCATCCTTTACCCCGAAGAGCATAGGCGAGGTGATGCGATGTGATACCAGAATCTTGCTCGTGCTCTCACTACTGAGGAACTCATACTGAAGGTGAGCCTCCGATAAAGTAACGGGCTCGATAGTAGCAGCTTTTTGGCTATCATCGTTGAAGGCGAGGATATACTTGCCTGCGTTATTGCTACCGCTCCACTTCTGTTTAATTGCAAAGTCGATATTGTCCTGCTCTTCCTGCGGTGGGATGCCGTTATTAAAGTTGATGATCATAGAAGGAGCCAGTCCGTTCTTGATATTGTTGATATGGTAGTTGGCGATCTCTTCCTCCATCTCAGCGTATGGAAGCCCGCCTTGGTAATCCACAGGTGAATAGTAGTAAGAGCCACTCCGGTACGGGCGTATGTAAAGGATCTCTGCCTTATCGGATGCTGCTCCGTATCCAAACGCTGGGATGCGCTCCGCTTGGTTCTTATTTCGAACCTTACTCCAATCGTAAGCCATATAGTAGGCCTCGATCTCTCCCTCTTCGTTGCACTTTTCTGCCCTTAACGTCTCGACTGGGATGTGATATACCTCCGCTATCTTGCTCTTGTCCGCAGTATAGATAATCTGGAACGCTCCATTGCCAAGCATATAGTAGTCATTTACTACCCTCTTCAGTTGTTCGGGCTGGATAAGCCTACGCAGCTCCAGATACCCGGATGGGTTAGCATCTGAGTTGGATGCATCGATTCCCTTGCCGTAGATAATATCCACGATGCCCGTGATTACTGCGTTATTAGTAGGTGAGCCATTAGCCCTATCGATAAGGTAGTTAAAAAACTGATTGTCATCGCCATACTCCACCCAGCTCAAGCGAGGGTTCTCGCTGATTTGTGGCGTGGTATAAGATGCCAGATTGATTAGTCGGATATTATTCGCCATAGATCACAAAGTCATTGTTCATAGTGCGCTCAGTAGTCTGCAGCACAGGTTGATAGTTATCGATTGTGCCACCACTCGGCAGCATATAAATTTTGTCAATGGTCAGCACCTTAGCATCGTCCACCCCTAAATCCGTGAGCCCAGTCGTTACGCAAGCCAGAGCCTCGATTGTCCCTGCATCTGCTATCACCCTATCCTCATATTGGTTAGCGACTCCTGCTGCGTACCTCTGGTCTTCAAGGCGTAAAATGTAGGGTACTTCCGGATCAAGTGTTGCGCTATTATACGCAAATGTAAGCTCCCTTGTGTCTTTATCAAAAGATGGGCTCACCAGAGTAAAGGTAATTACCTCTCTCGTGTCCTTATTTACGAACTTGGCTTGTATGCGCCAGTAGTCTCCGTAGTTCGTGAGGTCATCGTTTCCGTACTTCCAGTCACGGATTGGCAAGGTGATATCCTGTTGGGCATTATATGATAAGAAAATCATACCTAAATAACCCAAAGTCGCTACAAAGTGGGATATGCCTCAATAAAAAAGGAGGCCTAAGCCTCCCCTTTATCTTTATCCATTGGATAATTATGCTCCGAATACCATCGTAGGCTTCGTTCCAGATAATCCAGCGAATGGATCATTTGCAATCGCACCCTTTAGGAAGTTAGCAGGCACACGCTCTTGGCCTGTGAAGGTTACGTTGTATCCCGTTAGGTCTGCATAAGCAGCGCCAGTTACGATAGATCCACCCGTTACCTCTGCTCCGTGCTCCAATCCCATAAGGAAGGCATTGCCGTTGTTATCCTCGACTACGATAATAGGGCGTGCCCAAGCCAATAGCTTGATCTGCTTATGCGTGTCGATAGTCTGCTTTTTTAGAACGATGTTTAGAACTTGCTCAAAGAAAGTAGTGCCGTTGTCACGGCTCGAAGTGATTGCCTGCTCAAAGTTAGAAGTGCCTTTGAGGTCATATACATAAGCAGAAACTGCTGCAGTAGCAAGCTGAGAAATGACATCCGTATTAGCGGTATCATAAGCAACGTTTGCGAGGTTAATCGAGTTGATGAAATAAACTTTGTTCAGACCACCTACTTGGTCTTTACACGGCTCTATGCGACCGAGGGTGAAGGTACAAGACATTTTTTTATTGAATTAAAAAAGGGGGCGAGGGCAATGCCCGGCCCCCCTTATTGTTTATTTATTAAACTTAGATTAAGCGTAAAGAACCACGTCAGCACCGAAACCTACTTGCACTCCTGCAGTAAATCGCATTACGAAACGTACGTTTTTGCTACCATCAAGGTCGCCCATATCCAAAACCTTCACTTCGTTGGTATCGTTCAAAAGACCGCAACCGAAGTATAGGTTTGACTTCTGAGCCAATACCATCTTGTTAGATCCCATACCGGGAGCGTGGAACAAACGAACACCATCAAAGA